ATACTGCAGGGTCGATGAACATTTTCTTGACCCACCCATGACCTCTACCGCCGGGGTTAGTCGTAGCCCTCATAAAAATTGGCAAGTCTGGTGCAGTGGACCGTAGACGTGACCGCATGTAATTCCATGCATATGGTGTGGCCCATTGGGTCAATTCGTCAAACCCTATCCAGCTAAATGCTAGACCCTGATAACGCAAGACATCATCATCTCTGTCGAGGTATGACATCCACAACCTTGCGCCAGATGGTGCAGTCCACTGCATCTTTCTCTCTGACCATTTAATACCGGGCCAGATTTTTGGGTACAACTCTTGCGACTTATATATGAGTTCTCTTAGTTCCTCTGTTGTATGTCGCAAAAGCAATCCGCTAAATGCAGGATGCCCCATGTAACGTAGTGGGTCTGACAGCATGGCATAACTTTTACCTCCACCAGCACTTCCACCATATAATACTTCACGTTCTGCAGCAGCTAAAAAATCTGTTTGTGGACCCGGATTAGGTTTAAACAGTATATTTGCATGTTCTTCTACAGAAGTATCATATTCTGTAGCTGCTACTTCTTCTATTTTAACCTTCGGCCTTGATCGCGCCTGTCCTTTTTTCTTGGAGTATTTTCGCTTTGGCGATTGCCGTTTCCGCATATTCTGCCCATTTGCGGAGGCTTGTAGCTTGGTTCTTACGCTGTCGCTCATTCTGTAACCGTTTCCTTAATCCTACGTGAGATATATATCTACCTGTATTTTTAGTTAGCCAATTGGCTACTTCACGATAACTGTATTGATTTACGTAAATACGTGCTTTTTCTAGTAAATCTAACTCTGTTGGTACTGGGTCAAGAATGTCGGGGTCTTCTTCGTTTAGTTTATAACCGAAAGGCACAGTCCTAGCAATGCGAGGTATTTGCACCCACTCGTTTTGTTCTTTAATGTCTGTTGGCTGTGGTAGTTTCCACTTGCCTATACTTCTACTCATCGTCTTCCAAAACAGCTTTAGGTGGCATAAGCATAACACCGCCGCTTGCTTCTACTTGCATCTTCTCTGTCTTTACCAGACCTGTACGGTCAAGCAGTTCTTTAGCTGCAGACATCTTATCACGTATGCCCAACTCTGTTGGGTCCATCAACGCACCTGCCATAGCTACTGCAGCCTGTGGAGCATTACGTGCCATATACATCTGCGTAGCTTCTAGTATTTCTTCTTTCAGACCTTTAACAATTTCAGATGTAGAACTGGAGTCAGAGTAACCTGCAATTTTTTTTGCAAGAGTTACATTACCTGCTGCCTCATCAAAAAGTACATTTAGAAATACCTGTTGTTTTGCTGTTAGTTGTCTAGCCACTAAACTCTCCATGATGCATGGCATGGGCTAACTTTGTACTACGCGATTTTACCTGAACTGCCCACCTGCTATCAAGCATTTCTTTTGCTGCAGTAGGGTAGTCCTCACTTTCTATAGCTGCCCACATTTTTTTAAATTTACAAAGACGTGGCACACCCATATTAAATGCCATGTCCATTACTACAAGTTGACGTACAGCGTCTAGCTTGTTAACGCA